TGTGGCTATGGCCCTGAGAGTTTTTTCAGTCAGGTGTATTTTTTCATAATCAAATATAGTCTCTAACACCACTTCTATAGCAGTGGTGCAATAGTCATGTGAATCGTAATCGGCACTGCTAGATGAAGGATATGTATTTGTGTTAAAGTGATCCTCTAATACAATGTCGGGCTGCCAACTGGCATTTTTAAACACATGCTTGCTGTAGTGTAAATCGTTGTCTATGAAGCCAAAAGAAGTTTTGCACTGTTCTAACAGCTGATGAGTAGCCAACATTTCAGCAAATTTTATTCTGTATTCTCGCGATCCGGCCCAGGCTCGATTATAGATCAAAAATCGTTTTTCAAAAGTTCTGTGTTGCGGATTCAGCAACAAATCATGCTCAGCATACCTATACCAATCTCGAGCCACTGCTGCATGGCTAAACCAATGCACCGGAATGTATCCGTTTTCTTGTAATATTTTTATATCAGCACTGTTGAATTCACTGTGCACCAAAATTATCTTGTTGTAAAATTGATACGGAGTATCAGTTTGATTTTTGAACCACACAGAGTGTTCAGCAGTGTTAAAAAACACGTTGTCTAACTTGTACCAATTTTGTTTTAAAGGTATTGTTTTGGAATCCATGCATTCTTGGTCATGATGCCAAGCATGGGGTATGGTCATGTTGTCATACCAACTAACTGGGAATATTTTGTCGCAGTCCTTGATATTTTTTGACCCATGTGGATTATAGCGATAAATTATGACATCGTGGTCGCAGACATCATGAAGAAAATTGTATAATCTATCTAAAGGAACGCTAATTTTTTCTCTCCGTATAAATTGGTTTTATTGGTATTGGTATAAATATTAGCATGACCAATTCCTACCAACCTTACACATACTTAATTGGCTGGGCCACCCAACATAAATTTTACTATGGTGTGCGCTATGCAAAAAATTGTAGCCCAACAGATTTGTGGAGTAAGTATTTTACTTCATCAAAAGAAGTAGCAGCAATGAAAACAGTGCATGGAGATCCTGACATTATACAAATTAGAAAAGTATTCTTAACTAAGGAACATGCTAGACTCTGGGAAAACAAAGTGTTGCGACGACTAAAAGTTGTGTCTCGAGAAGATTTCCTTAATAAAAACGATGCTCCTGCTCCTCCAATTAATAATCGAGTAATGTCAGAAATTACTAAGACTAAAATTGGCACAGTGCATAAGGGAAAACCAAAATCTGAAGAGCACAAGCAAAAAATTAGAGAAGCACGGGCAAAGCAGGTCAATACCAGAAAAGGACAACGTGCAACAGAAGAAACAAAGCAAAAACTTAGAGAAGCAAATTTAGGAAAAACATATTCAGAAGATGTTAATTCTAAAAAAGGTCAAAAAAAGGATTTGCATTGGACTTATGGAAAACCTCGAACAGAAGAAACAAAGCAAAAACTTAGAGAAGCAAATTTAGGAAAAGTTTTGTCAGAAGAAACAAAACAAAAAATGCGTGGACCAAGATTGAAATTAAAGGAAATTAAATGAAAAAATGCAAGGTGGGATTCATCGGAATTGGGAAATTAGGTTTAGATTGTGCTGAAGTTATGGCAGAAAAGCACCAAGTGCGTGGATACGATATTTACCCACGTCAAAGTAACTCTGTTAAAGTTTGTGGAATTGAAGAATTGGTAAATGAAAGCGATTGGATTTTCATTGCTGTGCCTACACCACATGCTGAAGGGTATGACGGATCTGTGCCTTCGAGTCACATGGAACCTCGAGATTTTGGTCACACTGCTGTGTTAGACGCTATCGATAATGTCAACCGCTATGCTACTACTAGCAAAAAAGTAGTGTTGATTTCCACAGTGCTGCCGGGCACAACTAGAAAGCATTTTTATCCGCGCTTGGACAAAAAACATCAATTCTTGTATAACCCTTATCTCATCGCCATGGGATCAGTGAAGTGGGATATGGTCAACCCTGAAATGATCATGATTGGCACAGAGGACGGAAACCCCAATGCACTGGCCGGCGAACTTCGTGCACTGTATGACACAGTGATGCAAAACAGTCCGCGCTATGAAATTGGTACTTGGGATGAATGCGAAGCCATCAAGATCTTCTACAACACATTCATCTCTGCCAAAGTAGGACTTGTAAACATGATTCAAGACTTTGCTATGAAGATTGGCAATATCAACGTTGATGTTGTTACAAATGCTCTAGCACGTTCAACCATGCGTATCATGGGGCCCAAGTACATGACCGCAGGCATGGGCGATGCAGGCGCTTGCCACCCTCGTGACAACATTGCTCTGCGTTGGCTTGCACAAGAGTATGACATCGGCTATGACTTGTTTGACACAGTGATGCATGCTAGAGAAATACAAGCAAAAAATCTTGCTAAATTTCTGTACGATACATCCACTGCTACTGATCAACAAATGCCAATTGTGATTCACGGCAAAGCCTACAAGCCTGACGTGCCATATTGTATTGGCAGCTACAGCACCTTGGTCGGACATTATCTTGAAGAGATGGGCGTGGATGTCAAGTATGTTGACCCCCTGGCCGATGACAACAACGAAGTAATTTCAGAAATTGCTGGTCCAGCAGTTGTTCTTTGGGCTCATGATCGTCAGATCACTTATGAATACACTGGCGAGCAGACTCGTACACAAGCATATTGTGAAATTCCTGCAGGGTCAATCATTGTTGATCCATGGCGCAAACTTTCGTCGACAGACGCTGTAAAAGTCTTACACTATGGTAATACCCGCGGTCGTTGAATACAATCTTGAACCGTTCTGGGACAATGAATTCAAACACATTGACTACGTTCGGGAACCGTTCAACGATCCCGAATCTGTAGCTCAATGGCTTGCACAAGGTTACAGCAGTAACATCTGTGGAGACCTTGCTGACATGCGCCATCGCTTGCCAAGTTGGACCTCGCAATTTGTTGAGATTTATCAGGCACGCGGCTGGAAGGATATTGGTATTGCTTTTTACCGCATGCCCACCGGTACTGTAATGCCAGTTCACCAAGATCTTTACCGCCGTTATATTGAAGTATTCAATCTTCAAGGACAAGAAACCTCAATTCGTCGAGCGTTAGTGTTGTTAGAAGATTGGAAACCTGGGCACTATCTTGAAGCCAACGGAAAACCTTATGTTGAGTGGAACGCTGGCAAAACTGTGGAATGGTACTATGACATTCCACACATGGCGGCCAATATTGGCCTTGAAGACCGTTATTCACTGCAAATTACAGGACATTTATGATATCAACATACAATGAGTGGAGCTCACTAAAACGATGCATGGTAGGCGACGCCACCTGGGCCAATTGGCCAGTGCATGATCCTGTGTTTAAATTAGAAGAACAAAAAACAACATGGAAAGAAACCCCAGTTCCTCGAGGCCCAGTTCCGCAGAGAATCATAGATGAAGCCAACGAAGATCTAGATCGTCTTGCAACTACATTGATGCAATTAGGAGTTGAAGTTGTACGCCCAGATACACTGAACTTTCAAATTCACGACGGCATGTATAATTATTGTCCACGGGACCGACTGCTGGTGTATGGTGATACTATTGTGAATCCAACCATGATGTATCCTTGTAGAGACATGGAACTTCAATGTTACCATGACATTGTAGACCAAGCTGCTCATTACTATTTTATGCCAAGACACGAGGGCATGATATTAGATGCAGCTAATGTATGCAGACTTGGGGACAAAATGTTGTTCTTGGAATCTGCATCGGGCAACCGAGCAGCCTATGATTGGCTGTGCAGCGTATTCCCTGATGTTGAGATTGAGTTATGCAATTTTTATGCAGGGGTACACATTGATTCTACCATAGTACCCCTGCGTGAAGGATTAGTAATGCTCAATGGATCTCGAGTAAATTTTGACACAGTGCCCCGAGTATTTGACGGCTGGCAAAAAATTTGGGTAAACAATGTAGTGCCTCAAGATTTCTATCAATATCCCTATGCATCAAAATGGATAGCCATGAACATGTTAGTCGTAAATCCTCATACTGTAATCTGCGATGCCGACCAAACTGAACTAATCAAAACGTTAAAAAGCTACAAGTTTGAAGTCATTCCGTTGCGACTAAGACAAAGCCGTACACTAGGCGGCGGCTTTCATTGTGTTACACTAGATTTGGTTAGATCTTAAAGATCTGGACGATCAACAACTTCAAATGAAATAAAATCAGGATTGCCTACCCAACTGTTAGCAGCACGAGTCTCGGCTACTCCTCGATCGTTGTATATAATATGAACTTTTAGATGGGTATCAAATCTTTCCACAAAATCGTGTTCGCTTACATAACGAGCGATCCACCCGTTTTTGACATTTCTATCTGTAATTTCAAAATCATTGGGGTTGGTAAATGGATAGGACAGCCGATCATCTCCTGTGGTCCATGATGGCACATTGGCGTCAGGCTTCCATGTGCATATTAGCTCGTATTTCATAAATTTACTCCTAAACGGTTGCTTAGATTTATTTATCCTGTTATAATTACTGCATGACACAAAAATTTGGTTTCTGCTGCAAATGGCTCGATGATCCGTCCGAAACTGCGGGCATGAAAGTCAATGCTAAAAATCGTGACCTAAATGGTCGTAGTACAACCATGCGCTGGCTGCGTGAGCATGCTGCTGAGGCCGAACAGCGTCAGTGGGATATCATGAACCACAATGCCCGTGCGGCGCTGCTCATGATAGAACGTGTGGCTACGCTACCGCCTGAACGACACATGGTGCGACTGGGCTCAGAAATGCTGCAAGGATACACCGAACCTAGCTGGATCAAATGGTGGCAGCAACAGGAGATTCAAGATCACTGTGAGAAGATCTTTGCCCCTGTAGGCGAAGCTGCCCGTAGACTTGGTGTTCGGCTATCATTCCATCCAGGACAGTTTTGTGTACTTGCAAGCGAAGCGGATGAAATTGTGGAGCGCAGTATTCTCGAATTTGAATACCACGCTGACATGGCACGGTGGATGGGCTACGGAGCAAGCTGGCACGATCATGGATTTAAGATCAATGTTCACTTATCGGGCAAGGGTGGTGCTGAGAAGTTTCTTCGCACTCTAAAGAAACTTAGCCCCGAGGCTAGAAATCTCATAACTATTGAAAATGACGAGATGACAAATGGGCTTGACTCTACTTTGCTTGTGGCTGAGCATGTGGCTCTTGTGTTGGACATTCACCACCACTGGATCAACAGCGGCCAATACATCGACCCTGCGGATCCTAGGGTACTACGGGTTATTGAGTCTTGGCGTGGTGAGCGTCCTGCTCTTCACTTTTCTACTAGCCGCGAAGATATTTTGGTTGACCATGATGCAAGCGTTCGACCAGACCTTGCTGAACTTCTTGCTAGAGGTTTTAAAAAGCAAAAGCTTCGGGCACACAGTGATTTCTGTTGGAACACTGCTGTGAACGATTGGGCACTGAGCTTTAGCGACAATTTTGATATACAGGTTGAGGCCAAGGGCAAAAATCTAGCTTCACAACAACTTTATGAACAATTCATTACTAGGGGCAATTGACTGGATCCGAGAAGATTTCAAGTCTAATCCTACAAGGTGTCTGTTAGAAGTATTGGCATGGTTTCTCAGCATCGGGTGTAGTTTTACAATGATGCTCACAGTACCCAACCCGCCCTTCTTGATTCTATACCCACTGTTTATCGCACAGTGCGCTATCTTTGCCTGGGCAGCATGGACCCGACGTAGTTCAGGTATGTTGGCCAACTACTTGTTGTTGGTCACCATTGACAGTGTGGCCCTGCTTAGAATGTTAATGTTATAATAAAAAGGTGCATAATATGCACCTTTTTTTGTCACTAAATATTTTATGCTTAAAAAAATTCTATTAAGCCCATGGACAGCCTTGATTACCTTGGCGTTGATTGTGGGCATACGTGCAGCAGATCCCTCATTTGTCGAAAGCGTTAGACTACGCTACTTTGACACACTTATCACTGGTCAGCCCGCGGTACAAAACAACATCCACGTGGTAGATATCGACGATGCAACACTGGAGAAATACGGGCAATGGCCACTTCCTCGTGATCAGTATGCTAGAATTATTCAGGATCTATACAACAGAAACGCTGGCTTGGTTGTGTTCAACGTGTTGATGCCAAACCCAGATCGGTCCGGCAAAGATGCAGTGTTGGCGGCCGCACTAAAACAATATCCTGTGGTGTTGCCCAGTGTGCCTAACGATCGCACACAAAATCAACCACGTGTGCCAGGATCGGCAGTGATTGGCGCCGAATGGGGTGACGGGATTGTGCAGTATCCTGGCATGATAGCAAACATACCAGTGCTGGAAAATGCTGCCGCTGGGGTAGGTATTGTAGGAACCATGCCTGAAATTGACGGTGTAAATCGTCGGGTGCCTTTGGTAGTCGCAGTAGATGGCAAAATATACCCTGCACTGAGCCTAGAGGTGTTAAGAGTTGCAGCCAACGATACCACTGTACAAATCAAACTCAGTGATATGGGTGTGGAGAAAATGCGTATACCAAAATTTGGCCCTGTGTCCACTGACAATCTAGGGCGTGTATGGGTAGACTGGAGTCAACAGAGTCAGCAGCACAGTTTAACAGAGCTGCCAAACGATTTTGGTGGCGGCATTGTGATAGTAGGGCCTACTGCTGCTGGTATTGGTAATCCTGTGCCCACAGCTATTGGCGCTGTGTTCCCGCATCAGCTTCAAGCTGCTGTGTTGGCAACCATGACTGACGGTGTGGTTATACAGCGACCTGCATACGCTGACTCTGCAGAAATCATGTCTGTGCTGCTGGCAGGCGTGTTACTGCTATTTTTAACAAGGTGGGTATATGTTGGACTTGCGACAGTTGTTATTTTGGTCAGCGGCGGTATTGTTGGCAGTGTGCTTGCTTACAGCAATTTTCTATTCTTATTTGATGCTACTGCCTTTGCAGTTGGCACAACTTTGGTCGCTCTGCATGCCTATGGCGTCAAGTTTGTAAGTGAGTTCTTGCAAAAGCAGGCCATTAAGAAACAGTTTGCAGGCTACTGCTCCAAGGAAGTGGTAGAGATGCTACAGAAAGATCCAGACTTGATCAAGCGTGGTGTGCGTAAAGATGTAAGTGTTATGTTCTCAGACCTGCGCGGCTTTACTCCCATTGGTGAACACTATGGTGATGATGTAGGAGGGCTAGGCAAGTACATGAACGGCTACATGGATGCTATCAGCCAACCTATACTAGATAACAAAGGCATGGTCATCAAGTATGTGGGCGATGCAAGTATGCACATACACGGCGCCCCTATTGAGGATCCCAACCATGCTAGAACCATTGTTCAAGTTGGACTTGAAATGCTGGACGCTGTGGATGTGTACACCGCAGAAATGGAAGCACAAGGGTTGCCACCTGCTGCAATGGGCTGGGGCTGTAACACAGGCACTGGCTTCATAGGTGAGATGGGATCAACTGACCGTCATAGCTATGATATTCTAGGCGACATGGTTTCAACAGCCGCACGACTAGAAGCACGTTGCAAGGCTTACGGTGTTCTATGTATCATTGGTGCAGAAACTTATAACCGTACTCAAAATGATTTCTTCTACTTGCGGTTGGACAACTTACAGCCCAAGGGCAAAACTGTAGCAGATTTGATCTATACTGTGTTGCGCACCAAGGGTGCTGACTATTCTCGTGAACTTGAGACACACAACAAAATGCATGCCTTGTACAAAGAAAAACAGTTTGATGCCGCAGCCAT